GGCTATTCCTGCGTTCAGTCCCAACCATGTCCGGAGCTTCGCCACGCTCCCTGCCAAGCTCGATAGAAGCTGCAATACCTTTTGCATTAATATCCTTGAAGATTATGTTGTTCCATTGTGCTGCTGAATTGAATCCACCAGACTCAAAAGGAATGGACTTAGACATGAGATAATTATGGAATCCCATAGCTCCGATGCCCAACGCTCGTTCTCGCATCGCTGCATATCTTGCCTTATCAAGACCTCTCGGGCTGTAATCGATGAACCATTGGAGAACGTTGTCAAGGAATCGGACAAGGTCTGCAACGAGGGTTGTATCTTTCCATTCATCGTATAGCTCTAGATTAAGAGAAGACAGACAGCAAACGAAAGTGCGATCAGGTCCAGAAGCAAGCGCAATCTCACTACACAAGTTGCTTCCACGATTACGTAGCCCCATTTCCACCTGAGTAGCAGGCATAGCGCGATTAGCAACATCAATAAACCAAAGGTAAGGCTCACCAGTTAGCTCCCGGGTCTCAAGCAAATCCTCCCAGAGAGTTCTTGCTTTGATTGATTGTTTGATGTCTCCGGAGTGAGGACAGACCAAATCCCACATGGCGTCATTATCAACTGCGTCTGCAAAGGCATCAGTGATGTTGACTGCGTTATGGACTCCTGCCCGATTGTTGATTTTACGGGCTGGGTCACCGCCGGAGGGCTTGCGGATGTTGATGAATTCAATAATGTCAGGGTGGCTAATGTCAAGATAAAGGGCAGTAGAGCCACGCCTAGTACGACCTTGGCGGTAGTAGCCCATAATCCCATCGACGGTTTTGAAGAAGGGAATAGGCCCCGGCGCTTTCTCAGATACAGCACGAATTCCGCTGTGCAAAGCAGTGCCGCCGCCCATAACAGACAATAGGCTAAGTTCAGAAGCAACATCAATTTGTCCTTGAATAGTGTCTGGAACATATCCAGCGAAGCACGCAATGGGCATAGCCTTGGGGTCTTTACCTTCCCAAGCGTCTTTACGAAGACCGGGGTTCTTTACGTCCCAAAATCCTTCCTGTTTGTAGCAATCCTTTTCCCAATATCCGTCCACAGCATTACTAAGCACTGGTGAGCTAGGGAAGAACCAACCGAGAGAGGCGGCGTCGTAGATACGCTGAGCAAGGGCTTCATCGCCATAACTGAAGTTTTCAGCGACCCTAGCGAGGGCTCTTTGTGGGCCTTCATTGCCCTGCGTATAATACTTTTCAAGTAGCGCCTTTGCTTGCGGATTGAAGCGTTCATTACGTTTGACATCGATAATTACTCCCATTAATTAGAGATACCTCTCAAGTAGAAATTTAGTAGAGACTGGCATTAGATCGAACTCACCATCGTTCACGTCATTCAGCATCAGGATGCCACGCCAATGTCGATTGCCTTGGGGGCCAAGATAATCCTCTTCGTGGGTGTAGCAAGAGCCCGCTATCACCGAAGTAATCATCCGCCCATCCGCTTTAAAGGCAGTCGCAATCTGAAGACCTTGTTGATGTCCAGCGATACAGGACATGTGCTTCTTGTTAAGTTGCGCATTTGCCGTGCTTGCCGGGCGTCCTGCTTGGCCCGTAATGAAGTAGTGTGCAAATGCAATATCGTCCGTAATGAACGGTTGAAGAAAAGGATGAACATTCCAATTTTCCAAATAAAGGTCTTGATAACCTAGCAGCCCTTCAAGCTTTGCATCCCCGTTCACAGCCCGTTCAATACGGAATTCATGATTACCGCACAGGAAATGCTTTTTAGGATTCCAAGATTTCTTCTTGTTGTACCGAAGACGATTAACCTCCTCGTTAATGATGCCGTCAAACACTCGCATAGCGTCATTACCCGCTTCAATGTCTTTCACATAACGCCGTCCTTCAAAGCTCTTCTTGCCAATATCCCAACTAGACAAGCTAGGCATATCCCACCAGTCACCGATGTTGACGATAATGTCAGGCTTCTTGGCTACAGCGTAATTAGCAATGGCTTCTACAAACTCAAGATCGACGTCAGGTTTAATCTGAGCGTCGGTTACCACCATAATGCGTTTACTCATTGATTTCCTTTACAGTGTAGACCGTGTGTGGATGCTTATTAGAAAGCTCTTGTTGGTAAGCTTCAGCTACATTCGCATAGACGGTTTTAAAGTGTTTGTGCTCATCGTTAATACACATATCTTTCATGCCAACGGGGTAATTGAATACCTGCCCTACGAAGGGATAATCAATAGCTTCATCTACATACAAAGGATCATTCGTTACATCGTATTCAACCGTATAAACTTTCAATGCAACTCCTCAGATAGAATGTGGTATTGATATTCGTCTTCTTGATCTTCCAATTCTTCAACGACGTATTGAGCTTCCTCTAGGTCTTGTGTAGTGAAAACCTCACCTTCTACAGTGAGGGTTCCAACATAATTCCATTCATCGTCACAGACAGCGATTTTATAGAGCAATACGCGCCTCATACGAAATGGGGAAATGTTTCTCAACGTAATAGGAAATCAGTTGAGCCGTGAAGCGAGTTTCATATTGAGTGTGCTCATCAAGACGAAGCTTCAGCATATCCAGCCAAGCACCGAGGGTTCCACTCCATACCCATTCAGTGAACGTATTCTGTGGCAGCACCATACGGGCCATCTCAGGACATACACCATCATCAAGAAGAGCTTGATAAGCTTTTAGTCCGCACGAGGTGTTATATTCGGTTGCATTAAAGAATGCGTGATTCCCCCAATAGTCGAAAACCTCACCACTTCCCTGCTTTACGTTCTCAGCCCTCTGTCGCCATTCCTTCGGCACATAGAACTCAGGTTCATCATCCACGTAACGCCGTGACACTTCATTCCAAGGCAAGAACTTGTGTTTAACGAGTTGCCTTGAAACGAAGATTGGGGCTTTAACTCGGAATGAGAGAAAGCAATGGTTGAACGGGGAGGTGTGTCCATTCTTCGCCAGATACCTAATCAACTTCTCATTATCAGAACGGCTATACTCATCAGCATTCTTATGGAAACTGACACGTGCTGCATTACATACATCCCAATCACTTCCATAATGGCCAATCAATTCAACAGAGATATCAGATGTTTTCAAAAGGGGTCTTGTGCCTCCGCTGTTTCAATAAGCTTCTCAATGTAATGCTGTGCTTTCTTCAAGTCAGCCAGTCCATTCTTTTTCTTCCATCGGGAAACGTATTTGATTACGTTCCCTTCAAGGTAGCCAATGTCATTCGAGATGATGTAATCCCAACACTGAATTTCACCAGCGTAGTGGTTGCCATTAACCTGCTTATCATTCGCCGCCAATCACAGCCTCCTTCTTGAGAATAAATCCTTCCTTAGCCATTTCAGCCATGAACGCATCAATAGCTGCTTGACGCTCTTCTACAGGGATTTGCTTCATATACGTGAGAGAAAGGAAGCCACCCTTAGCTGTGTTCTTTTTGTGGTCCAAGAGGATATTGGTCATTACTCGGCCACGATTGAACGCTTGCAGAGCCTTGTCCTCAACATCGGTAAAGAGCGAGAATCCATTAATTTCATTCAGCATTTGGTTCCTTTTTAGTTTTAATTTTTCGCTCTGCGGCTGTCTTCGCACGGTGACACTCGGTGCACAGCACTTGCAGATTCTCTGCTTCACAGAACATGTTGTTAATAACATCGTCCCATGTCGTAAACCCTTCTACCGGATCAATCACCGGATTAATATGGTCTACTTGAACATCTTTCGCCGGAAACAATCCAGAGCATGCAGCGCATTGATAATGCTTTGCCAATCGTCCGGATTTATCGTTAAGCTTTTTTCCGATGCAAGCTGCTTCAAGGCATTGATATTTTGGAGGCCATCTTCGAGAAATCCCTCTAAGGCCCCCTTTGACAAACGAGTTGAACCTAGCAGGTGTCCAGAATCCACCATTATATTTACACCTCATAAATTTCCTCCGGATTCCAGAGGATTGGTTGATCTTCAAACAACTCACGAGTCATCCATAGAAGCTGTCCTTGTTCAGCCAAATACTCTGCTGCTTTATCTCCCATGTGCTCCTGATAAATCCTTTGTACAACCATTCTTCCTTCTTCGTAGCTGCCCACGCCTCCCAATGCTTCCCAAGTGGTGACAACCCCAAAGCGTGGAATTCCCGGTATCGAATCTGTTGGGTCTCCCATAAGGCAT